GGCTTCGCAATTCTCCTTTAAGTCAACGACTCCAGCTACATACTAGTAGCAGAAAGGATTATAGTACGTTAGTACCAAGGACCAAAGTCATACCACTCAGTGGATAAGACTTTGACTGTTTTTTGAAATGTACGTTTACGATAAGGAATCATATTTTTTACAGATCGTTCTCTTTCTTGGATAACTGAGTTATCCAGAATAGAATTCTCCGTATGGCAGACATTGTACAAAATGCTAGAGTAAAAAGCACGGATGTTCCGTGCTTCGTACTTTCTAGTAAATTGTTGGATTGTAGTAAACATCCATCTTCTATAACCATCGCAAGTAAACGATTTAGGTCGAACTTCATCCCAATTTTTATGTTGATGGCCATCTCCAAGCCCATAAGGCCCTCGAGGTGGATTCCCATTATAACATAAATTGGTTTGTCGATCGACGTAGTCGTACACTGGCTTAAGTGTAGAGTCACAACCGTACCAAGCGCATCTCCGATGCGCAAGGTAGCGTAGTCTGTTTTGCAGAATAATAAGTTCTGTTCCATGATATGATCCTTCTCGTATATACATTGGTGTTACGTCCACACCTCCAAAAAAGTGCCCACCGCAGCTTTCCCTGAAAAAACCTGAAAAGAAACTCTTCTTCATGTTCATCTCGAAACCTACAATGGGTAGCCAATGACGTAAGTCATCTACGATAGCAACTGGGCATATGATGTCATCTCCATAAACACTAAGTGTTTCTGTAGAATAATCTATACCTCGCCTATCGCATAGAACCATGCACATCGTAAGAAAAAGTAGAGTCTCAAGTTCGAAAGTATAGGAGTTACCCATACTAGAGAACTTTTCGAGCTTTATTTTCTCAGACTTATAGCATGTAAGCCCACATCGGAGCGATTCCATAATTTCAAACCATATTGAGGGCATCACTGCCTCAACTAGTTTGTATGATATAGTATCGCTTGCTGCTTTCATGTCAATGGTTGCTAGGCAACCATTAACTGAAGCCCTTTGTGCAAGTAAACGATGTTTATCCTGAAGCTTTGGAATATCATATCCAACTCTTGCCAAAGAGTTCTTTATGATCTTTCCGACGGCTCCCTGAAAAAACGTGTTTAAATTTGGCTCAACACAGATTGCTCTGTGCGTCTTGGCATTTTTTGGTACAAAAAGCAGATTGCTACCCGGCTCCACAATAAATTGTGGTTTACCCCTATGGACTTTCATCCAGGAAGGATACTCTGTTAGTAAACTAACAAATGGGTAGGCAGACCAAGTAATACCGAGATCCTGAACCTTTTCATAGGGAGACGTTTTGTCTCCATGTGTTATGGTCGACGATCCTGGTCCAAACTTAGCATGTTTAGCAATTTCATTGCCAAACTGCAAGTAACTATAACAAGGTAATATCTTCGTTATTTTACGATTCCATTCAGTAAGAAATTGCTGAAGGTCGCGAGACTCTTTTAATTGAAGAGTTTCGAACGAAGATCTAATCCTGTCATTGGTTAACTTACATTGCCTCTCGCTTTCAAGAAACTTCTGATATGATATTTCTTCTAAGTCAAGATTAGTAAGTAAGAATTTATTCTTACTCAATAACTCGGCCAAAAGATAGTCATCTCTGAAGCGAAAACGATCATCATAGTCATATAATAGAGGATCAACAGTCAGTGAACTGAGAAGAATGCATGACTCTGGAGAACCAGAGTCAAGCAGTCTCTCAACTTCCCTAGCCATTGGTCTATCTATACTAGCTGTGATAAGTTTGATTACTTTCTTGATATCGAAATCATTCCGACACACACGTTGCTCAGCAAACATGATGATACTCCTAACTAGCTAAATCATTTAGATTAGTATGGAAATTCGTCTTTATAAGCGTTTTTGAAGACCGTTGATAGCAATGCATTTGTATATGCTGCCATCGATCCATCAATTTCGCCAGTATTCGCATCAACAGGAATTATCAATTCACTGTTAAGTTGAAGGCTAAAGACGACTGTATCAACACCGTTTATTTCGCGCGTGCAGGGGACGACCATTTTAACAGATACTCGACGAACCTTAGACTTTGCTGTAGCAGGTTTACGACCTAATGTCAGAATAAAATTCTGAGCATAAGTGTCGTTAATCTGCCGCCAGGAGACTAAGTTGGCCGATACTGTATTTACCTTCCAATCGAAAGGACTTGTGGTACTTGCTGTGGCATAGGCAGTACCGAGGGTGATATCTGAAACTGCAGACATGACAGACTCCTTGGAGTAGGTTAAAGTTAGCGGATTCTCTGGATAGCAAGAGCTAGCCCAGATATTGACTTTTTTAGGTCAAACTCGCCCTGAGTGATGATGTTGTTGAGAAAGTTACCTAATCTAAGAGGATATGTTGGAATTGACGTAGTAATACGTCTTTTCTTTATATCTACTGATCGAGCTCCGATGCCTCCGTACGAGATTCCAGTATTACCGGATCTTGTGCGAGAGCAGAAGTAGCTCTCTCCCCATTTAGCTGAGTGAGTGATTGAAATGCGATTTATAGTAAGTCCAAAGTCACGTGAAAACTGACCGAGGAACTCATCTACATTTACAAACCAATCAACCACAAAGCTAAGGGGGAGTAGGTTCCAAGCGAGATTCACAGGATTGGCTAAGCCAAGACTGTTAGCATCGCTAGCGAGAGGGTTACTCACGTAACCGTCTATTACCACAGAACACTTCTTATAGCCAGATATTTTAGTTTGAGAATAATAATGACCGGGAAGAGTATCCCCAGATCTATTAGTCTTTTCTAACTTAACTTGCTTAGAAGCCCGATGTTTGTGACTTTTCGAGATGCCGCTGTATTTATCAAAGATAAACTCAGCAGCGCCAAGACAGTCGGACATCAGAGGTATCCATCCATATTTAGCTTCAAGCCAGATATTGGAAGCATCTTTCCATAAATCAAAAAGATGTTTTTGACCTATAGACGATACTGCCGCCGCGACGTTACCACGTCGTAGAAACAGTACGCATCTATGAATGTCATCAACACGCTTCTTGATCATAGCGTAAGTTTTTTCTCTTTCGAAATAAAACTCACCAAGAGATGCTTTGGATTCACTCAATGTTCTGAGCGCTTTCTCAAGGACTTCACGTTCAAGATCATCATCGATTGAAAACGTGTAGCCAGGTGCCGTACCTTGTGAAATTACATTCATAGGTACACCAGTACAAGCGATACTAGCAATTCCACCGTTGACAACCACGCCACAGTCTGATCCATAGAATGGAGCAGCTATGATGTGGTCAATCTGGTGTTCATAATCATGCCACTCGTTTAAGTTATTATTACTTGATGATATCTGAAAGAAACTTCGCTGATCAACCGTTAGGTTGGTAGAGAGAAGATTTCCATAGATGTCATTATAGCTAATATTAACACTACGAGAGTAACTATCTCGACCAAGACGACTTTTCTTACGAAAAGCTCTCGGTCGACGATAACTACGAATCTTGTGAAGACGTTTAATTGTGTACGGATAGCGATAACGCACCTCAGAATCTGAGAGTGCGAGATTGCGTCTAAACTCAAGTTCAACTTCTGACGAGACTGGCATGATCATACTCCTTTGATGATATAATATGTCATCTCCGGAGGGAGACACCTAGAG